AATTTTTCTATTTACGAACCCTTGACAAAAATCCCTGAAAATGCTAGAAAATGTGTACAGAATATGTCTAAATAGATAATGAATCATTATTAAATGTCGACAAATCTGTACAGAATTGGATCAAATTCGATCAAAATTTCTGCATAAAACTATTGACAAAATGGGATCAATATGCTTCAAATTGTGCTATTGACATTACGTCTCATCATATGATATGCTCAATTACATGTAAACTTATTTAAGTATATATCATAGTAAACTGAAAAGAATTTATAACCATTTTACTCCACAATACTCCACTTTACTCCACATAAAAGGGCATAGGAAGCCCATAGAGAGGAGATAAATGGGAGGGGGATATAGGAGATAGGGTCTATTCAAACGTAGTTTGTGATGCCCATAGATCCACTGCTTCTTGGGTCATATCGTCTATATCCTGGTGATCTTCACAATGTTCAAATGGATATGTAATTCCATCTACATCATCCATATAGGTCTTTATATGTATAGCTTCTTTAGAGCAATAGTAGCATTTCATGACTCCCGCCCATATCTGTCTGGATCATCCAGAATCTCTTGGAGCAAGTCATATGGGATGCTATGACCAGCTAGGATATGCTCGTCTAAATGAGCTGTTAATTGATCATCATTGGTTATTTTCTCTGATAGGCCAAATACTCCTATATCTAATCTTTCATTTAGCCAGCATGCACAGCATTCTATATAGCCATCTACGTGAGAATATATGTATATATCGCTATCGAAGAATCTGCTATATGCCATTGATTCCCGCCCTATAAGTGAATCTTATTTACTGGCTCTTTTGACCAATGTATGTAGGATTTAATATAAACGGCTGCATAGGCAATTGCTGATGCTATAAAGCCATATTGCTTTGTGATCAAAGCATAGGCTATCCACAGACATTCGTTAAATAAAAGGACAAACCATCCCCATATTGTTTTGCGTCCAACAAAATAGATTCCTGTTACACCTATTGTTGCTAATATCCATGACCACATCATATATATATTATACCATATCTCAGTTGACTAAAATGTCTCTCTCGCCGACGACTTCACTAATTGCGATCTAATTAGACTAATTCTTCTTTATCTATATCTTCAGATAAGTCTATATCAACAAGATCTAGGTCTATATAGTTTTCTAAATATTCTAGGAAACCCATCATTTTCTCTTCTTTCTCGCTATGTGATGCTGTATATTTATATAAGCATTTACCCATACACCTATTAAAATAAGTATATCTATAGTGGTATGAAGCAGTCTAGTTCCCGCCTTTATTTCTTGGGACTAATGTCTGCGGTCCTTCTGTACCAAATATTGATTTCTTAATTGGTACGCAATTCGGTACTTGTCTGCCGTTCTTTTCTTTTGTACCTACTTGCTTATAGCCTTTCCAACAAGCTTTTTGCATGTTGTCCCATTTGTCTTCTTCTTCGTTTTCAGACTCGTAATCTTCTGGATCATCTTCCATTTCAATTACCTTGGTAAATGGGTTAATAATATCATCAATAGTTTCTGCGAGTTCATGGATCAAGTTGCCTTCATCTGCAGATTTCTTTACATTTTTTTCACGCTCTACTATTTTGCGAGACCAAGAATACCCTGCGTCTCCGCCCCATGCAAGCCACATGATCTTTCCATTTGAAGGGTTTTCTGAGTTGTTCCAGTCTTTGCCCTTTTTATCCACCTCGTGGCGTGAGAAAAATGAATACATTCTTTTGACTGTTGAAAGGCTTAAGGTTTCACCATTAGCAAGCTGTCTTGCTCTAGTCCAACCTACGGCAGTTCCTGCGCCATTAGCCTTACCATCTTCTTTTAACTTCAATGCCCTACGTGCAGCTGATTGCATCCCAGCTGTTGGCTTATATCCTGTTTTTTCGCTCATAGATTTATTATACCATTTATTCCTTGTCAACCAATCCTGAGTCTTTTAGCTCTAGTTCTGAAAATATATTATATAAGCTTGTTTCTGGATAGTCTATAAACAAGTACCCGTCATCTTTTTTTGTCCATCCCCGCCACCCGTCGTCTTCGCACCATACGGAAAGCACTGTTGATCCATGATACGGGTCTGCTAGGGTTCTTTTAATAGAGTTGTACAAATCTACTTCATCAAATATAGCAAGTCTTAGTTTCTTAAAACTGAATATAAGTCTAATAATTTTATCAATCATATTGTTTCTTCTTCCAAAAATGTTTTTTATAATGGTTTTTACCAGTATACGTTCCATCAAACACTATCTCTTTATTTAATGTTCTTGAAAACCAATTTGCTCTTTTTACAGGTATTATTTGAGCTATTGGAGTACCTGCTGGGATAATACCCTCAAAACCTTCTTTTAAATAGAAAGGTAAGCTTCCACCCAAAACAAAAGTATCGCTCTCCACAAAACCTGATAGTGTTACAAATGGAAGATCAAATCTGTTATATGGATGAGTTATAATGCTACTCCAGCCTTTTGGTGTTTGCCATGCCCAGGGATTGTGCCAGACAAAATTATTAGGGAAATATCCGTTTGGCCTAGCTATCGTGGCTCCCATTCTGCTATCTCTTTCAAAAACTATGCTGTTTTCTATTTTAGGGATGCCATTTTCAATTTTTACAATAGCGTCTTCTCCAAGTAAAATCATGTAACCAGATGTCATTATTTCTAAGAATGGAACACATCTCTTCATACCACTAACTTCATTTCCACCGCCGTCTATGAAGCTTTGTTCTCCATTTTTATACCAGTCAGGTATCAATTTTTTTGATGGAACTGGAGGAAATTGATCGTATTCACATATAAACTGTATTTGTTTATTTTTCCCAATAGGGAACGCCATGTTCATCATAGTCTGAACCTAGCCTTTCTAATAGCTCATGGTCCTGCTCTAATATTTCTTTTATGAAAGCCTTAATCTCTGAGTCTCTGTCAAAAATGTCTAGTTCTCCATCAGGCCCAATGTAAAATTTTAAAAGCATGTACATTCCACATTTAAAACATTTTGGCTCATATGAAAGTTCTTTTGACAACTCTAGTCTCTCTGTCGAACCGCACTGTTTGCAGTAAAGATCATATGTATGCAACTTTTGATTCATTATTTAATATTATCTATTTTCTGTTTATCTAGTGTAAAATGATCTACATGATATCCAAGATTCATTTTCTTTAAACGCTTATCAATAGCTCTCCACATACCCCAATCTGAGTATGCAAGGCCACCTCTACAAGCACTTGACCAGTATCCGCCGTCTTCTCTTTCATACCACTTCTGAATTTCCCAGAATCTGGCTCTCTTGCCATATCTCCAGTCACGAGTTACCTTGATGATGTACTTTGGTCTTTCAACTTTTTTCTTGCTCATATAAAACTTCTTGCACTAAATAAATTTCTCCATGAATGAAATGCCCAACCATTACGGGTACGATAATAAGTAAGTTCAAAGATAGCATACTCAGTCCTTACATGATCAATAACTGTCTTAGTTATATCTGAGGTGTTATAGAATTTACCCTGCATTGGTCCATTAATAGCTATCATTTATTAATTATACAATATTAAATGGGGTTTGACAAGAGTTACTGGGGAATAATTGCATCGTCAAATTGAGGGAATAAAGGATTAGCTTCTCCATTTATAAAGTCTCTAATCTTTTCCGCTAAAAGCATATCATCTATATTTAACTCTAAATAATTATTTTTCTTACCATCAAAGAATGCCCTAACTTTCAAAAGGTGTCTTTCATGAATAACTCTAAGCTCGGCATCAGTTAAGTCTTGAATTTTTGTTTTGCCAGTTTTGGCATATATATTGCAATATGCTTCTTCAAATATGTAAGGATCGCCATCGTGTGATCTTGCTTCTTGTATTCTTTTCATGGAAGCAACCCACTTATCCTGCGTTCTAGTTATGTTTATAAACTTAGCATCTGGATATTTTTCATAAAGCTCTTCAAAAATAAAGCAGTGAGGTATGTCTAAATAAGCATCGGTTTTAGGAAGGCTTTCGAAATGTGACAATATGCCAGCAAGATCTTCACTAAAGGTGCCAAGAGGTACTCCCTCGTAATTATAGAAATGTGTAACGGATAAGCCGTGTCGCTTTAAGTACTCAGCAAGAGACTGAGTTGCGTTTCTTCCTAGGCTCACGCCAAATATCTTTGTCATAGTGTTTATTATACCAATCTATAAGTTATGATGCTGAAGGAAACACGAAATGTTCCTCACATACCTCTACGACCTCATAATGATCGTCAGTTTTCTCTACTGCACCACCATACAGGGCCTCTTTATCACAATAAAAACAAGGTGTAACCATATACATATTATACCTCAAAATCCTCTGGTCCGTTTTTAATCCTTTTCCAGGATCCCCACTCGTCTGCTTTATCCATGCCAATATACTCTTGTCCTGTTTCCAAATCAATAAGCAGCCACTTTCCTGGAGCCTTAGTATGAATAGTTAAATTAACAGCTTTTTCATAAGACTGAACCTCTGCCCCTTGATACATTTTGGGCAAAAATTTATATACGTTATTTATTAATTTTCTCATTTTTTGTGTATAAAAAATTATTTTGATCATCAAAAACATCTATCCGATCAAAAACCCCTTCATAATATTTTTCAGGACCGTAGTCCAAAGTCTTGCTTTTTTGTTCAATAGTATAATTAAAATTATACATTGAAAATCCGTCTATATTTTCATCGCTACTAGAATATGGTGCTCTTAGATGATCTATTATTAAGTCTAGATCTCCTACGAGCCCATCAACTTTTGCGTAAAAATGTATTTTATCTTTATCTATTTTAATATCAATATCTGTATTCTGACCGTACAGGTAGTTGTTATGAGAAACAGCTTGACCAAAATCGCAAAGGTGTCTTTTTGCATACTGAGATAATCCTGATAGAACCCCAGAGACATATCTGTCTGTTATTCCTTCTGGGACTTGCCCATATATATTGATTATGCTTTCAACGTTTTGATTGTAATCATGCGGTACGTTATTATTTGTCATATTAAATCTAGACATCCGCTAATGTCTCTCCACAAGTCTTCAGGATCCTCGCATCCAACAGACAATCTAATTAGCGTTTCAGGAACGATATGGCTTTCAAGGGGCCACCGCCTTCTTCTTTCCCAAAGCGACTCAACACTTCCCAAGCTTGTTGCATTCGCTATTAATCTAGAGGAAGAACAAATTCTTTCAGCATCTTCTGGTGTTCCATGTATGTCAAATGAAATCATTGCACCAAATCCTGGATAGTATACTGATTTAATTAGATTATGTGAGCTTATTTTTTCAGATAGATATTTGGCTGAATTCTGTGCCTTTTCAAATCTGATTGGAAAAGTTCTAATTCCTCTTAACGCAAGAAAAGCTTCAAATGGTTGAATTATGGTCCCACTAATTTTTCTTTCAAACTCAATAAGATCATAAAGATCTGAGTTATTTGTTGATATTGATCCGCCAAGAACATCTGTGTGTCCAGCAAAATACTTTGAAACAGAGTTTATTGATATGTCTGCTCCTAAATCTAATGGTATTTGATTTATTGGTGTAGCAAATGTGTTGTCTACAACAACAATTGTGTTGTTTCGTCTTGCAGATTTTATTAATCTTTCTATGTCTGCAACCTGCAACATAGGGTTGGTTGGACTTTCTATCCATAAAAGCCATGCGTCTTCTATGTTTCCTAAAACCTCTCCTGTATTTGAAATGTCTACAAAAACAGATTTTATTTTGCCTGAATTATTTAATTTGTTTAATGTTGCATTTACTCCAGCGTACCCTTGATTGGACGCAATTATCTTTGCGCCGACTGGAGCTAAATTAACAATTGCTTGTGTAGCTGACATGCCAGAACTAAATGCTAAAGTTCTTCCTTTTTCTAATGAAGCTATTACTTCTTCTAAAGATGAGCATGCATCATTTCCGTATCTTCCATAACCAATGTCTCCCCCTGCGTGGTAAGATGAGTTTAAAGATACTGGTGTATTTATCGGACCGTCTGGATTCTTTTCTGGACGCCCTTTACAAATTACTTTTGTATATATAGATGTCATTTTACCATCTTTGAATGATCAAAAATAAAAGACGGAAGCACGTAACGTACTGGCCCAGCAATGACCTTGCGAACTCCATGCTCATACTCTTCTGTCGCTGGAAATATCATTGCAGAACCTGCAGGCGGAGTTATCTCTATGCCTTTATTGGCAAAAAATAATTCACCCGCATTGTAATCATCATTTACATATGCAACGCAAGCCCATACGTGTCTTACATCTGCCTTATCGTCATAATGAGCTTTTAATTCAGTACCGTCATACATTCTTTGCAACGTTCCAAAGCTTCTAAAATCAAATCCGCAGTTTGGATCAAAAAAAGATGCAACTCTATTTGCAAGAACTTGAACTAGCCCAGTTCTTCCAGAGAGCGCAAGTACTTTATCGTCCCAATTTTGAGTTACTTCTATTCCAGCTGCTTTAAAATCTCTGCTGCCAGTAAGTTCCTCTGCTCTGTCTTCTAAATGCTTTGTATAATGTTGATGTTGAGCCCAATCTTCAGCTTGAGCATTATCTATTATGTTCCACATTTCATCAATATCCTCTTTTGTTAAAAAGTTTTCTACCATGTAGATATTGGGGTCTAGGTTTGTGACCTTATACCCTTGTGATTTAATAAGATTTATGTCTACGCTCATATTATTCTTTCTGATTAAGGTTGAGGGATGCTCTAAAAAGAATCAAGAACTTCGTCAATTCTGTCATCCAGGTTTGGATAATGCTCTTTAGAGCAATCCCCACAACTTTTACACATTATACTTTTTTTCTACCAGTTTTCTTTGGCGGACGTGGAGCAGTAGATGTTTCTCTACGAATACCATGTTTATTGGTATCAATTTTTATTCCAGATCTGAATCCATTTTGTTTTGGATTTTTTCTGGTTGCACCACGACTAGTAACCGCACCTGATGGTTGGCTTGGAAGCGATTCTGGTGTTCCGTCTGACATTAGTCTGGATCAACCATTCCTTCCGCTGCTTCATGAGAAGCAGATTCTTCTGCTCTCTCATTCATTCCGTTTGATACGTCCATCATATTAACTGAGCGCATACCTGACTGGCTGCCTACGCTTTCGCAACCGCATTCAACGCACATATTACTTACCGCCGTTGCCTACGCCTGAGCCATCTTGTGATGACTTATCTGTAGCTGGGAATGCAGCTCCAGTGTTATCTGAGTAGTGTGCATTGATGCTGTTTGTGCCTGCTGGCTTTGCAGCTTCAAATCCGCCACCATTTATACCATTTGTTGTCATTTTTTTCTCCTATAGGTTTATATTATAAGCGGATCTAGAATACCGCTCACTCATCAATTATATCATTTAGTTGATTAGAATCTGAATCCTCTGAGTCTCTTTGCTCATTTCCAGGCCCAACGTGGTCTGCACAGCCACATATCCAGCACATTTAATTAATCACCCCAAATTGCTGCAGAGCATCTGGTACACATATCAGAATATGAGTCCTGGATTGCTTTTTGTCTTTTCTGGCTGTACCAAATATCTTTTAGCGTCTGCTTATTGATATTCCCAAAGACAGTTTCAAAATCAAAATCTGCACAGCAAATAAAAAAATCACCATTTGGATTTATGTGTACCCAGTTATTGGTCCTGCTTCTATGACCTATACCACCATTGCAGCCTATTACTTTTGATCCCTTAGTTTTTAAATATTTTGAAATTGCATTTGACTGTCCTATAATTTTAAAATTTTCTAGGTGTCCCGCTCTGTCGTATAAATGATTGGCAGCCCAAGTCTTGATACCTGGAAAAAGTTCTTGAAGCCTTTTATCTTCAGTTGCTAAAGACCCGCTGTCTACATCTAAATCAATATCTGGAGCTCCATCTAGCAGGTCTAGCCACCCTCCATTTTCAGTCAATGATAGACTGTTTACTCCATTAACCATAAGCAGTATGCTATCAGATTCTACAAATTCATGTAGCTTTTCTATTGCATACTTAACATTATTAACCATTTTATCAAACAGAGCTGAATTCATTTTTACATATTTTGCCCAAGTTTCTTTTTCACCAGACGGTATATTTAAAAGAATTCCTTTTATAACATCTTTATTTTTATACATTATGTCAACACGAGATTTTGTTAAAGCCACACCGTTAGTAAGTATATTTACCTTAAATCCGTATTTTCTATAAATATCAAACATTTCCTCAAAATATTTGTATAGTAAAACTTCATTATAGTTTGCTGTATATATTAGTTCTAGATTAGGATCAACAAAATCGCCTTTGCCATCACGCAGTTGCCTTAGAATATTATCTAGTTCTTCTAGAGGCATCTCTCTTCTTGCTGATTTTGGGTTTCCCTCATAAGACACTGGGCAAAACCAGCAGCCTGCATTGCATAAACCGTTGACGTCTATCTGAACAGCCTTTATTTGCTCAATCATTAAGATCTATATTCTTTGTGCCAACATTCCTCGCAGATAAACTTTTTATCTGGTGATGATATTCTTGTTGCTTTATTATTACAATTTTTTATTTCACAATTATTCATACTTATTTGATTCTTGCGCCAAACTTATTCCAGGCTCTTTCGTGCAAAAAGAATCCTAACATTTCACACAGTGTATAAATTATTGCAAATGCTCCAGCGTACTCCCAGTGGGCTTCGCCAGTAATGATCTTTTCAAAAACATAAACCATTGTTCCCACAAACAATATATGGACTGCTGGCCACGTAAGTGATTTGTAGAAACTTTTTTTCTTAGTATCCATCAATCTATCCTTTCAATTCGTGACATTATAAACTTTATAACGTCACGTGGTCTCCACTCTGGTGGTAACTCTAAATCCCTAAATTCATCTTTTAATCTTTTTTTATAGGCAGTTTTATAAAGCTCAAATTCGTTAATTATTTCTTCCACTATCTAATTGTAGCATTTAATAGGTAAAGGGGCAAGAGTTTCCTCCTGCCCCTTTATCAATAATTAGATTACTTTACTAAAGTAACCTTGGACTTTGGATTCTTTGCATTCCACTTCTTAGCGAGTGCATTGAATGCCTTCTTAATATCCGCAAGTGCCTTGGCGTTGTCCGCCTTTAGCTTTGCAATTTCTGCATCCTTAGCAGCGACTACTGTTGCAGTTGCTGAATCTGATGCTAGCTTTGCGCTTACTGCTTCTGCCTTAAGCTTAGCAATTTCTGCATCTGCTGCAGCCTTGGCTGTAGCAGCATTAGCTACTGCAGCAGCAAGAGCATTTTCTGCAGAAACTTTAGCAGCAGTTACTGCTGCTAGTTCTGCAGCCATATCACGAACTGTAATTTCTGAGAACGGTGCTAGTGTAGGTGCTGTAAGTCCAGTTACTGCGCCTGATACTGCGTCTGTTGATGTGGTTGGTGCAAACATAATTAGAGCACGTGTGCCTACAGTTGGAAGTGTTGCCTTAAATGTGGCAACTCCAAAATCTGTAAGTGTTGCACCAGTTGTTGCTGTTGCCGTGTCTAGTGTTGCTGTAGCAGCAAATACTGTTGCAGTAAGAGACTTACCAGAAACCTTGTTTCCAAATACGTCTGTTGCTGTAACTAGAATATCCTGCTTTGTTCCAGCAGCGCCTGATGCTGGTGCTGCAACTGTAAGATTATTGATCTTACCTGCTGTTCCCTGTACATAATATGTAAGTGTTGTTCCGCCATTATTTACTACAACTGAACCAATTGCTGTTGTCTTTGTGTATACATAAAATGTTGCGGTTGTTCCTGTACCAGTTGCGATTGTCAAAGATGTTGATCCTGATGCTGCGGTTACTGGTGCTGCTGATGTGTGTAGCGCAGAAACAATTGTTGCATTCGTTGCTGTAACAGAAACTGATGTTCCTGTATCAACTGTTGCTACAAAGCGTAGAGCATCTGCTGCATCTACTGTGTTGTCTGCTGGGACTGGCAATGATGCTGGTGTAGCAATAGCGGAAGCAGTTGTGTTTGCTGTTCCTGCTAGATCTACAGCCACTGTCATTACAGCAGCACTTGCAGGTGTTGCTACGATTGTTGCGGTAGTCATGGCTGCAACCATGGCTAGAGCGATTTTCTTAAATGACTTCATTTAATTTATTTCTCCTTAATTATCTGCCTCATTTGAGCGCAGAATTCTAATCTAATTCCCAAACACGTATTTGGAAACTGCATGGATCTCCGCCTTCGTTCCATTCATATTCTTCTTCATCGGTCATTGGCGGACCTTCATGAGTATTACAAAATACATCAGAGATCCAACCTTTGTCGAATCCGTATTTCATCCACTCATTAAAATTTAAATCCATTGCTTAAGCTCCTCTAGAAGCTTATGCTTTGGCATAGCACCAATTACTTTGTGAACTGGTTGACCATTAGTAAATAATACCATAGTTGGTATTGATTGTACAGAGTATTCTTCAGTTTTCCCTGGATTCTCATCAACATTTAATTTACCGACGAGTACAAGGCCCTCTGAGTCTATTTCTTCAAGTATTGGTAGCATTATTTTGCATGGCCCACACCATTCAGCCCAAAAATCTACCAGTATCGTTCCCTGAAAATCTATTGTTTTGTCAAAATTTTCATCATTTAGCGTAAGCATATTTATCCTCATGGGTGGGCCAGTAATACTGGCATTGTTCGCAGCATGGCTTGTTATATGGATCATTTACAGATGATGCAAATTCTGCATAATAAATTGGATCCTTACGATACAAGTTTGCTTTGTGTGTTGCGTTAACACGCTTAATTGTTGTTGGATTGATTGCCCAACGTGGGGTATCATCTCCCCATGATAGAACATGTGATTTGCACAATGATTCTAGATTAGCTTTATTTTTATCTGTCTTGATGCCACGCATGTCTGCTAATACAACTGCTGTCATAGCATACCTATAAAGCTCTTGCTCTGCACCCTCCCACATTAAAACTGCAGGATGATTACGCCATGCATTAGACTTAGAGTTGCCACTCAGTATGTTAAGTATCTGGTAGCATTCAAGTATTTGTTTGTTCAAACGCTTGTTGTCAAGCGCATCTAAACTATTACGTTTAGCTGGAAATGGTAGAAATGTTTGCATGTATGTATCCTATCAAATAAAACTGGGCAGGTCAAGCCTGCCCAGCATCATTACCCTTTAACTCTTCAGCAGCATCATTAAACCGTTTCATAAAATTTTGAATAACAAATACGGTTGTTTCATGTGCATTTTTTGACATTGCGCTAAATGCTTGTTGGTTTCTTTCTTCTTCTGGAAGTGCAGCAGACCATCTGTTATAAAGATCTGTTGCTACATCTCCAATAATTTCTTCCAGAACTGTTTGCTGATTATCCATTTAGCTTTGCCATCCAAACTGCTTTTGTAGAAGCAAGCTTATCTGCTGCTGCTTTTACCGTAGCATCGTACTCTGCTTGTGCTGCTGCAATTGCTGCATCAGCTTCTGCTTGCAGAGCTGCCTTTACTGCTGCTTCTTGCGCTGCAATTTCTTCTGTAGTTGGCCCTGTTGGGTTTATAACTGGAGTAGGAGTTGGTACAGGAGTAGGAGCTAATACAGTTGTAGAAAGTGCTTTATCTAAACTAATAAGCTTGTTAAATGTTCCTTGACGACCCCTTGTCTGAATTGCAGTAGAGGACATTAAATTAAGCACTTCTTTATGAGTATAGCCAAGCTTTGATTTAATTTCCAGGTACATAGCTGCTGCAACTTGGGTTGCAGATGATGATCCAATAATATTCTTAACGACATTACCTGGACCAGCCACTGACCACTGACCACGAGCAAAGAAATCTAGCGTTAAATCATAGTTTGAGGCAACTGAAATTTCCCCAATGCTGTCTGTGTGACCAACAGAAACTGAATTTGTTAAACACCCTGGCCAATCTAGGCGCTGATAGTCTCTTCCGTTACCTGCTGGAAAAAACACTGGGATTCCAGATGCATCTAGGGTATTAATCACATTATATGTGTTACTTTGATACTTAGGGCAATAGTCTGTTCCAGCAGCACCTAGTACGTGGTGGCCCTGTGACATTGTTACTGCTTGAATATTATACTTTTCTGCGTTTTGGCTGACCCAACGCAATGCAGCAGATACTGTAGGGTCTACAGCAGTTGCAATACGAGCACCTGTTTCTGTGCTTGGAATAATTCTAATAAAAACAACATTAGCATTTGAGTTTTGCATCAAAAATGTAGATGTCATTTGTGTACCATGATCAAACCCATTTAGTGTAATTAGGTTTGCAGGCATGCTTGCTGCTCCAGGGCCTTCCTGAAAAAGAGATCCGTTAGGACATGCTCCTTTTTGAAGAATACAAACTTCTTGAATAATTTTTCCCTGAAACACAGGAAGTGATGTATCAATTGCAGTATCAAGAATAGCAACTGTAGGAGTAGCTGTTTCCGCCTTAGCTACTGTGTATGATGGCACAACAAGTGCCACTAGAGTTATTAGTGTTATTAGCTTTTTGTTCATAACTCTAATTTTACTAAATATTGTCAGAATGTCAAGAGTTTTTCTGTATTTTTTTATACCATTTGCCAGAGTCCAGCTCAGGAGGGGTAGACATTCCTTGTGACTCTAATAAGTTTGTTATTGTCATCTGCATAAGCTCAATAATCATTTCCATTCTTTGGACACTGAGCTCAAGTTGACGCAAACGTTCTGATTTTCTCAATTTGCTTCCTTATCTATTGGTGTTGGGGCTGTTGCTATGCTTCCGCAATTAGCACATTCCATATCTAAAAAGTAGTTTGCGATCTGATAGTCATCAAAACAAACCTTTAAATTCCATATATCGCATCCACATGCACAGACATGTGTTGGAGTCCCTCTTAAGTCCATCGCATTGCTGTAGTTTTCTGGTCTAAAAAATAACTTTCTTGCCTGCGATTCCGCCTCTTCAAACTTACGTTCTTGATTTGCTTCTTCTTCTAAGTTTATATAATACAATCCGAAATCGTAACGCTTTTTAAAATCTTTATAAATAGCAAATATTGGAGCAAAGAAGATTCCAACAAGCATCCACCTAAGAAACTTCTTCATAAAACTATTATACCATTATACTTGAATGTATGTAAATGGTGGGGCAACAGCCATGTTGAACTGTGCAGCTGCTTCTAAAGCAGCCTTCATACGCATCTTTGGGTTCTTTTGATTTTTTGTTGCCCATAAAGCGCCCAGAGCGATCTGACCACCGCTTCCTTCTGCCATAAAGTTGTATACGTTTTCTCCAACATGGAAGTCTTCATCTACTGTAAAAATTCTTCCGCATACACCCACAATAAAAATTCCACCTGTGTCCCCGTCCTCGCTTGGACCAAAGTTTCCGTATCCGTGTTCTTTAAAAACATCTTTAACCGAATCAATAAACTTTGTTCTCATGAACTTATCTAGACCAGAGTTAGTTTTTGTTGGAGTATATTTTGGTGGGGTCCAGTTGTATTGAAGTATCTGACCCATGCGGAATGAATCTGTAAAAGCGATACCGTATTGTCCAACTTTAAAGCATTTGGGCTCTTTGCGTGAAATAATCCATCCAGACTTATCATCGGATGCGGCGTGGTCAGAACCCATGTAAACGGTTCCACCTTGGGCAATAGCTACTATACAGGTCATAAATACAGTATACTAAATAAAAAATTAAAGCGCTACTCGTCTATATTTTGAGCGTGAATTTGAACATGAGTAAGCTTAATTAAGGTGTCTTCAAGCTCAGCCCTTACAGAAATTAATTCCTGCAATGCCTCATAATATTTGTCTTTCCATTCATCCAAATCTTTTTCTAATTTGTATAATTTGATTTGAAGATCTTTTAACTCTATTTTTAAAGCATCTTGGGCTTTTTCTTCTGCCCTCTTAATTTCTAACTTTTTAGTTTTTTTCTGATTGTAAAAGGCAGTAACTAATCCGCTCATCAAAGAAGCAAATATAGTTAATAGTATTTGGGTAAGGCTTATGTTCATTGTACATTAATTATACCTCAAAATCATTATTAAACTAATAATTCAGAAGCAGTTATTTCATCTCCATGGTACTTCTTTTTCATCACAAACTCTTTTACGGAATCAGATCCATTTTGTCTTCCAGCCAGAATCACTACCCATCGTGGTTCTAGTTTAGCAGAATGACATGTTTCACACACTAATAAATTAATTGGAAGAAGCTGTGACTTCCTTACAGATAGCTGATTTTTACTTTTATTACAAGAATAACAAAGAACTTTTTCCATTATTTATTTCTCCCAGTTGTGGCTGGAACTCCTTCAAGTTCCACTCTGACTCCATACGATTCCAATATGTTTTTTACCATTTCTATATACTCTATGATCCTAATTTTTAAAGAACCATCGTACTGTATAAAGTTATCCTCATACAGTCTTATTGCAAGAAACTCTGGATACTTAACTATGTCCATTTTTAAGTTACCTGCTGGCTTATTTAGCTCTCTTATTTTTTTTGCCATCTCTTTTGTATAAAATACTGGCTTGTTTGGCTCACCCGTCCATTGATTAATGCCATGTTTAAAGTGATCTGCCATGTTTTACCTTTAATTCTTTCCATACCGCTTTGGTTTTGTGTGCGTTCCTAACCCTGTCATTTGAACCAGAGCTTAGATAAACTCCGCCCCATACCCCATAGCTGTTATCTGAAACACCAGATTCGTAGCACATGTCTATTACTGGACAAGACAAGCAGGCATTGTCAATACTTTTTGCTATATTTATATCCGACTCATACTTATCAAAAAATAAATTTGTATCCATTCCTCTGCATAAGGCAAAGTCATACCATCTTGCCTCATCTTCATGTATGCCTAAATCATTTAAAATACTTGACATATTTTTTAGGCAACTCCCAGACACCTTGATCGTTTACAATTACTTTTTCAGATATGCCCCACGAGTTTCTAAACATTCCATTTTTATCTGTATATGCGTTTGGGCTATTTTTCCATATAATTAGATCGTAATTGTCCCAAAAGGATTCTTGGTTTTTATTTTGAAATCTTTTTATAAAGACTTCAACGCCTTGCATAGTTAAATTAAGCATACTACCCTGTCTAATAAGTCCGCCTAATTAGTAATATAATTATACACCAATCAGGCGGAGCGTGTCAAGATTATTTTTGAGTTATTTTAATAATATTTACTTTTTTAATTTCATCGTCTATGTTAAAAATATCATTAATATAGTCTGCTGCATCTTCTGCATTAAATGCTTCGACTTCAACGTCTACCTCTAATTTAATACGATACTTATTCATTATTTACCGCAAGTAGGGCAAACTCCAGAAGATGTTGCTGCTGGCTTTGTTGCGCCTCCAGTTTTAAACTTTGGACGACCAAAACCTACGATTGAAATCATTTCGCCAGCCTTGTTCTTTTTGTATGCACGGAGTTTTTTGCATGCCTCTCCGCCATTTCTTTGGCTTCCCTTTTTAGTTCCTGAAGTATTTCCTTCAATGCACCAAACAGTTCCGTCTTCGTTATCTTCAATAACAATACCTACGTGGCTAATGCGATTGACGCCATCTGAAGGGAAATCAAAATAAGCAATATCTCCTGGCTCTGGATCTGCAATATCTCCATCAATCCATGCCCCAGCTTTTTTAAATGCTTCTGCTCCTCCTGGGGTATATACTGTATTAGGAATTTTTACTCCTGCCTCATTTGCACACCAATTAACGAATGATCCGCACCACGGCTGAAAGTTAGCTTTTGTATAGGCACCGTACTTTGTCTCATTATCTTTTGGCCCCTCAATGTATCCAACCTGAGACTTAGCAACTTGGATAAGACGAGCAGCACTTCCTTTAGGAGCTTTAGGGCTCTCTGCTGGTACTGGAAAATCATCTATTGCCATATTTACTCCTTATCCCAATCAGTATCGACTGGCTGTTCTGCTGGCATTGCGCCGTCTGGTTTCTTTGCAAGACGTGCTCTTACTTCATCAAGCTCAGCATCAAGTTTATCTTCTGACATCCTAATTTCAGATTCAAGTTTCTTATCTGCCTGAGTATTCTTTGCATCAATTTCTTTATTGTCTAGCTGTGCTTTCATAATATCTTTAGCACCGCTCTGCCCAATCAATAAACCAGCAAGTGTTCCTGTAATAAATGTTGCTACAGAACCCAATACATTGAAGAACATCTTATCATTTTCAGACTGTGCTCCGACTGGTTGTGTTACAAACAGCAGACCGTACAAAATACCTACTGCTGTTAAAAATAAAATAGAACCTAATGTGATTCCTAGAATAAACTTTAGTCTAGCATCTAAATCTGCTGGACTCAATCTTTCTTTAGCCATTTGCTGTATCCGTTTCAGTTGTTATGTCGCCCACTATGTCCTTAGTGCACGTACCAGATGCTTCACAAATTGGCGGATTGCATTCTGCTAATTCCCAATTTGCTGGATCTTGACAGGGATAGCGATAGTGCCCCTGATATCCGCAACTAGTCAATGATAGCATTACTACGCCTGCCGTTGCAATACTAATTAATCTTTTCATATGGCTATTATATCATTTATTCGTCTTCTTTTCGAAGCGGAATGGTAACCAGCCAAATAATGGTAGCTGCTACTGTTGCAAGGCCAACTACGTCTTGGGCTGTGCCAGTAAGGGTAAGCCAAGCAATAAAAAAGCCTAGAAGGGTCCAAACCTGGGCTATGCTTTCCTTGATTGCCTCCCATATCCAATTAAAGAAACCTTTAATTATTTTCACTATATCCTCCTAGTCATGGCTGCTGCCACAATATTTGCTGCAATAACTACAGGAACGATTACTTCCTGAGCTTTTTCTCTTTGATCATCTGTCATATCTTTGCCCCATTCTGATGGGCTAAATATTTCTTCAAAATTAATACTTGTTAGTGCCCCTAAAGGGTCTGATAAGAATGCCTCTGTTTGAACTTCTGTAGTAGCGTCAGCTAAAGTATAAGGCATACTTGTTTCTCCTGCATATGCTGCTCTGTCTTTAAACTCTACAAAAGCTGTGGCTAATTCTGTATTGCTTTTCATTGCCTCAGCAATTACTGCAACTTCAGTTGCTTTAATTCCTAAATCTTTTGCCACTTCCTGTTTTGCTTCTTGGGTTAATGCCACAAGAGTTTGGCTTACTGCAGCAACCTGCTCAGGACTTAATGTAACTAGTTTATTATCTTTGCTTGTTAAATTAGCTATAACTCCAGAAAGATCTTCTGCTGTTCCTGTTCCCGCTTCTGGAATTAGCTCTTTTAATTCTTCATCAATTATGATATTATCTTCTGGTGATTCTTCAACAGGTGCGTCAGGAGTTTGCTCTGGTTCAGGGCTTGGCTCTGGATCTGTATCCGATGGCTGAGGTGAAGGCTCTGGTGAAGGCTCTGGAGTTTGCTCAGGCTCAGGGCTTTGTTCTGGTGTCGCCTCATCTGTGGTTTCAGGCTCTGGAGTTGGAGTGGAATCGTCTGGTTGAGTTTGCTCAGGAGATGGCTCAGGAGAAGGGGCAACCTCAGGACTTGGCTCTGGAGTAGGTTCTGGTTCTGGAGTTGGTTGATTTGCTGCAGCAGCTGCAGCAGCTTGTGCCAAAGCACTAGCAATTTCTCTAGCCTTTTGCTCTTCATAATATTCCCATGCATTATCTATTGCATTATTTAAATCAATAATAGATTGATCATAAGCAGCAATAGAGTTTGTTTTTGAAGACAAAGCATTTGTTAGGTTTTCTTGTGCTGTTGTTAGGTTTTGTGTAGCAGTTGTTAGGTTTGAATTATATGTTGTTAGGTTTTGATTTTCAGCATTATAGTAAGAAACTTTATTATTATAAATTTCTTGTGCTGTTTGCTGTGCTGCCACCGCTTCATTATATGCATCTATTTGCGCTTGTGTTGCACCAGATCCATATGAAAATGTATTAAGATTGCAACTAAATCCAACTCCCCAGCCTCCAGTATAATCACACCCTGCTCCAGTCCATCCTCCTGGAATTGCCCATCCAAGATGATAGTATCCTGGGCCTCCTCCGTTATACCACCATATCTCTATATCTAAAGTTTTGTCTTCGCTTACATCATAAACTGGGGAATATGGGCTCCAAGTAGATCCTTGTTCCTGCCAGTTGTTAATAGCGAGTTGTCCGTCAACATACATTCTAAATCCATCATCTGTATATCCCGCAAAATACGTTGATGTCCAATGGGACGGAACAGTAATGGTTCCAGTAAACTTAACTATAAAGTCTTCGTATCTGCCACAGACTGGTGGCTGCATAGAATTTGAATTCCATACCCCAGTACATATAACTCCGTCTGGTATTGCTACTCCATTAAATCCTCTTGTAAGATAATATACTGTATATTGTAATCCAGAATTACCTGCATTTTGAACGGCAGTCTGTGTTGTTTGAACATTTAAATTAGCTATATCTAAAGCATCTTGAGCATCATTCTTATCTTGCAATGCTGTTGCTACTACAGAAGTTTGATTGTCTACTGCTAGTTGAGCTGAATTCTTTTCTGATAATGCTGTTGATTCTGCTTCTACCGCTGAATCATATGCTGCAGTAGAGCTTTCCATCGCAGTTTTTGCAGATACCGCATCATCATATTTTTCTTCTGCTACATTTATTAATGAAATAAACTCATCTTTATAACCTAGACTGGAGACGCTTTGATTTAGTTTTTGTATTTCTTGAGCGGCTAAGCTTAATGGATCATCACTATAAGCGGGTGTAAGGAATAGCCAACCAAACCCTAAAATGGCTGCTAATGATAATCTCCATGCTTTAGTCCTAGTCAACTAATAACTCCTTGTTATAACTTTTATAACAAGTTAATTATATCATTGAAAAAATGTTAATTAAGTTTTGCTAGCTGAGCTTTTGCAACCTTTAAAGCATTGCCAGTAATTGGCGCATAATTTGGGATCTTATTACATTTAGTCAATGCAAACTCTAAGAACTTCTTTATATCAGCAGACTTTTCTCCATTGTTTTTGTAAACTAATGCGTAAGCAAATGTTGATATGTTGTATGAGCTTTTAGACTTATTTAGATAGTCCAAGCTTGCTGATCCATCTGTATTAAACTTTAAACCTGATAAAAATGCAGATGCTGCTAATGTTGTGGGAGCAATAAATCTTCCAGCTTCATTTTCAATTAGCGCAGCCTTTAAAGTTCCTACATAGGAAACTTCGTTATATGTAATGGTTCCTGGCATCATTTTTCCAGTGATGGCTACTTGCATTGCCCCATTAGATGATTGGAAATATCCAGTAAATTTATTGATATCTCCTGGAAATGCGGAAGTAAATGTTTTGCTTCCTGGTTTGGTCCATATTTTTGGAGCCACTGCATTTAGATAAGAAGTAAATACCTCTGACGTTCCAGATCCGTCAGATCTAAACACAACAACAATTCTTTTCTTTGGTAGCTTGCCTATATTTAGTTTTGATATTTGAGGATCATTCCACATTGTAATTTGTCCTGCAAATATTTTTGCAAGTACTTCTTTAGATAGCTTTAGTCTAACCTTATATTCTGGAAGGTTGTATACGATTGCCACTGGCCCAGCCAGTAAAGGTAGGTACATATACTCTTCCTTTGGCTTTGCGTCAGATGAACTATATGGAGTATCTGTTACTGCAAAGTCTATCAATTTATTATTAAAAAAGTTTCTTCCTGATCCAGAACCGTTAGCGGTATAGTTTAAGGTACTGCCACCTTGCTGAGCATACATTACCCTACATCTATCTATATAGTTAGCAGAGAATGTAGATCCTCCTGATTTTAATTCGGTTTCAGCATTTGCTGATGGTAAATAAAAAAGGCTGGCAGTCAAAGCCAGCGTCAAAATAAAACCTTTAAGTTTCATAGTACCTCCTAGTACAATAATATTGTATCTGATTTAAATATGAAACTTTGCTTATTTTGGTTAACTAAAGGTGAAATATAAATTTACTTAGGGTTATCTGTTTTATAAAACCCAGAGCCTTTGAACTGTATGCCCGTTGGAGTATAGTATCTTTGCATGTCACTACCACATTCTGTGCACACCTGGTTTGGCTGATAATCTTTAATAGACATTGTGAATGGAACTACTTTATCATTGCATTCACATTTATACTCATATATTGGCATTACTGTCTACCCCATTGCACTTTGTTCCAGCCACGTTCGTGGAAATAATATAAAATTGTTTTAGTTAAGACTTCAAAACTTGCAATTGCACCTGCCGTAATTGGCTCTTTTGTTATAATCCATGAGAGCAGAAATGTATCTAGTGTGCCAATAGCCCTCCATGTCAATGCCTTTAAAGCAGATCTTTTTTTAGTAACTTTCAAGAGGGCCACTCCATTCCGTTATCTTTGGAAATGTAATCCCATATCCTAGATGCCCATTTCTTTACGCTTTTGCGTAGCGCTAATAGCTTCAATTTCGTCTCCCAACTTTACCTGCTCAATCTTATACCCAACATCACGACCATAAACAATGTTTGTAATGTTTGGTAACCTCAAAACCATTGATCCATCCATAAATGAATCCTTTGAAATATATTCTTTTACTTCATTAAAAGTAAGTGGGTCTTTTTCACTTGTCTTATAAGTGTTTCTAACTCCAAGTAGCACTTGTTTTGTTCTCTTTCCAGCCTCTTCATACAATGCATGATGACCTTCATGCCAGGGCTGATACCTTCCAAGCATTAGTGTTGTTGGAGCTGACCAATCATGTAATCCAAATTGATCTATTATAGTAGAAGCTTTTTGATTTGGATCAAGTAAGTGGCTTGGAAAGCCTATGTCATATTTTTGTGGAGCTTCAAACATTTTATTTGTATCTTCAAATCTGCCCTCAGATATTGTATACATGTATACCAAAATATCTGGCTTGCCAAATGCTTGTCGTGTAGCTTCTGTTGGACATACAAAATCAACTATAACTGGAGCAACATCCTGTTTTGCAATAAGACGAGCCATTTCGCCCATTCTTCTTGCTTGCTCAACTCTATCCTCTGGCGTAAATCCAAGGTCTGAATTTACTGTTGCACGAACTTCATCTGCATTTAAATGAATTGCATTGATGCGTTCTTTTAAAGCTTTAGCTAATTCCGTTTTCCCAGATCCTGGAAGTCCAATAATTTGAATTATCACTACTTTGTTCCCCTTAATGTTTGGTGAGCAGTTTAAACACATGCTCAGGTGTATCCTAAGGCGTAACTATTGGCCCGTGCCCCACCCTGTGGGACACTACAATTATACCTTACTTGATTTTAATTGTCTTCGGCTTCTTATCTTCTGGAACAATTTTTTCAATTGTTATGGATAGTAAACCATTTTTTAATTCAGCTGCAGTTACCTCCATATATTCACCTAAAGCAAATGTTCGTGTGAATTTACGAGCAGCAATTCCTTTATGAATTGCTTCTCCAGAGTTTTCTGTAGAAATCTCACCCCTAATAATAAGGGTTCCGTTATCTACAGTTACATCAACATCTTTTTTATCAAACCCAGCTAATGCTAGATCAACATTATATGTTTCTTCATCCACCTTTACGATGTTGTATGGCGGGTATGATTGATGAGATGCTGCTGTATGAACTGAATTTAGGCGATCAACCATTTCGTTGAAGCCAATAAATAGGGGATCACGAAAAAGATCCCATGCATATGTTGTTACCATTTTATTCCTCCTTTAAGCGAATAAATTATTATATAGACCCCATAAGGCGGTCTATATAAATTATATCAAATATTTTTAAATTCTGCTACCAGATTCCAGTGATGACTGTGGGGAAACCTTAATAAATCTTGCTTCTTTTCTTAAAGACTCTAGATTTTCTGATCCGCAATACGACATTCCGCTTCTAATATTATTAATTAACTGCTGAATAGAGTCTTTTACAAAACCTTTACTATTTAAAATTGCTTCCGCACCTTCGACGTGTAGTCTTTCTGGTGGCACAACGACACCGTCCATTGTCTGTATACCTCGTGAGGCTAAGCCCCTAAACGCAAGATTACCATTGCCGTCTCTATCGCATTCTTCATGCCCAGCAAAAAAATTACCCATCATTATTGCACTTGCTCCCGCAGCTAAAGCCTTCACTGCGTCACCATTATTTTTAATTCCACCGTCAGAAATTATTCCATTTACAGAGTACTCTTTTACTCTTTCATAAATATCAATAACTGAAGATAAAACTGGTTGACCAAAACCAGTGACTACCCTAGTAGTACAAGCAGCCCCTCCACCAATGCCTACACGTACAGAGTCGGCACCAGCATCCATCAAATCTCTGTATGCTTCAAAAGAGGATACGTTACCAGACATTATATGGACCCACGATGGGCATATAGATCTAAGGTCTTTTACTGCTAATATTGAAGTGTCTGTGTGCCCAAAAGCTGTGTCTATTAAAATAATTTTAACACCCATATTAACAAGCTTATCAATCAAATTTTTATCTGATGCTTCATGATTATTAATAGAAAATCCCACACGATTATTATGTGGATTGTTTAATATTTGATACTGCATCTGCTCAAGTCTTTTTTCTATCGACATAAATCTATGAACAAAAGCTATACCTCCTGCAAGAGTTACTTCCTCTATCATTCTATTACTATTAATAAATTCCATCGGTGCAGTCATAAAAGCATTAGGTATCTCTATAATCCCGTCTGGATTTTTTGGATTACCCAATAAGCTTTTAATTGTTACGTTAGATCTACTTTTTATATTTGACCTAGAAGGTAACAAAAGTATGTCATCAAAACATATATTACTAACAGTAGTATCAAGCTGCATTATTTAGTCCTTTAAAGATTTCCAAGGGTTTGGCGGTAGTTTTAAGCTTGATTGCAAGAACCAATCCCACTCCTGATGCTGACCTAGTCTATTAGATAAAAATTGAACAAGTCCGTGCTCTCTATGAACAATTGCCTGCTCTACTAACACCTTAATATCTTCAATCATTCTTTGATTAATTGGTACAAGGTGCTGTGCCATCTCTACCCCGCAGTAAGTTTCTGGCTTTACATTTCCTAATGTTTGATTTTTAGTAAACTCTTCTAGTGTATAAGGAGCTTCACCATTTAATCTTCTTAACCATACCGATACTTCGTGTACTGAATTTTCTGCATCTTTATAAATCTCTTCATAAACAATACGAGACTGCCTCATCAAAACAGACTCTGTGTTCCAGTGGAAGCCATGCACCAGATGTGCAAACACTACAGAGTTGGCCTGAAACTCTTGTAGAGACTTAATTAATTCATTCTTTTTCATTTTACCATTCCTATCTTAATGACCAGGGGTTTGCTTTTGCAAACATTCCGTCTAGCTGTCTTTGATTTTGAACAAACCCGCCCGTTACTGCGTGGGCTAACTTAAACAGATCTGGTATCAGTAGATCTCCCTTTTGCCATCTATGTACCATTCTTATATCTTTATTATTCCAAACATTGTCAATTATTTTACTGTGCAGTCTTTCAAACTCTTTTAATTCGTTATCAGTAAAATGTCTACCATCATATGTTTTTAAAGTAGTAATTCCATAATTTCCACAAAACGTTCTCAATGTTTTTTCACCAGTAATCCAGTGTTTTTTAATATAAGAATACTGTACATTTCTACCCTGAGAATCTAATACTACTACACACTTGTCAAGAAAACCTTGCTCTTCTTCCGTTAATGAATTGTATAAGCTGGTCATATCTACAAAACATGTGTTTCCCGTATCATACTCACAATCAAATTTTGTCATATTCCATACGCCAGCCCTGAATGAGTCGTTTTCATTTTCTACCCATTCTATATGCCATCCCAGCATCCACTCATCTTTTGTTGCAATGGTTGGGCCAAGCATGTGCTTGTGATGATCCTCTATATAATCAGACCTATTAGGTATCTCATTATTTGGATACCACCCAAGATTATCGCCAAAAAATTTTATTATGTCTTCTTGCAAAGAATAGTCTGCATGAACATTTCTAAAAGCTAAAATTTTTGAATCTAAAAACTTTTGCCTATAATGTGAAAAGTTTTCTTTTATTGATTCGAAGCCTGGAAATTCAATGACCTCAATTTCTTGCATAAGCATTCCTATTCTAGTTAATTGTTTGTTTTAAGCTTGCTTTAAGCCACCACTGCCATTTTTTATGGCTATCTTGTCTTTCAGATATAAAATTAGCCAGGCCTTCTTCGCCTGCTTCTGTTGCTGTATTAAATAATGTTGCAAGGTCGCTCAACATTACTTCATTTACATCAAATAAAATTTTTGTCATCGATATTGGAGAGTTACTGGCTGTAACAGTATCTACGGTACTTTGATTTACAATAATCTGACTTAAAGCATAAGGAGCCTGTACGTCAAATTTTCTTAACCACTCGGATATAATATCTATTGTCCCATCGACATCTTCGTAAATCTTGCCAAAGAAATCGTGGTACTGCATAAACAGTGGCCCTTCAACATTCCAATGAAATCCGTGGGCTGCACTCGACATGACAAAAGAATTTGCTTGCCATTTTTTTAATAAAGATATTAACTGATCCATTATTCTAGTATACCATTTCTATTATTAGATAGTTGGGTCGGTAGCGGTAGTTTTAGGCATCATTATTCCTTCAGCCCACTGCTTCCTTAGATCCTCTTGAGCGCCATAAACAGATTCTTTTTGAGCCTGCAAGTCTTCAGTATACACAGAATCTTCAAAATCAAAAGAGCACATCATTGTGTATCTGTCTCCGCCTAATATTTCTGTGACGGCATGAACGTTATCTATGCCAACCCCAAATACTACTACGTTGCCTTTCGTTGGCTTTATTCCTATTTTATGATCTCTAAAGGTCAACTTACCACCTTCATAGTCATCGTTTAAATAAACTATTGCAACCAGCTTGTTTTCTTTCCAAGCATTTGGTGTTCCGTCAAGTTCAGCATTATCTGCATGGTCAGCTGCCCAAGCACCAGGTGTCCATTTGTGTGTGCTGAGAGTTAAAGGTTTTAATTTTTTATTAAAAACCTCTTCTGCTAATTTATGCATCTTGTCTTTAGCTTGAAAGACAAGTTCTTTTCCTGGTCCGTCATTTGGTTTTTTACCAGATATTGTGTACATTCCTGGAAAACAAGACAGCATCCAGTCGTCTAAACTATTCCAATATTGTATAAAATTAGAACATTCTTCATTAGTAAAGACGCCTGAATACTCAACCACATCTTGTTTATGTGTTATTTTTTGCATA